AAGAGGATATATGATTGTTGATAGAGTTTCTTTATCAATTATGAGAGATCCTTTCACACAAGCATCTGCTGGTAATGTAAGATACATTGCTAGAAGACGTGTTGGTGGACAAGTTATATTACCTGAAGCAATAACAACAATTACTATTCAGTAATTATAATTTATAGGAGAATATAAAATGTCAATATACGATGGAAAAAGTGGAATAGCGATTGATGAATCATTGAACGCTATTGTAAAAGCAGCAGACACTAACTGTACTGGTGTTGATTCTAATGGTTTTTCTACAGTAACTCACGTAGTTAATGTAGGAGCTCCTGGAATCACATTTAGTGGAACTAATAAAGTTGAGATTGAATTAGAACATTCTGATGACAATTCAACTTTTACAGATGTAACATCTAATACAGATGTTGTAGGTGGAACTGTAGGTACTAATGGTCTATGGCAAACTATTGATGCTAATGGCGACTGTAATGCAGTTTATGCTATTGGTTATGTAGGTGGCAAAAGATACTCAAGAGTAGTTTTAAACTATTCTGGTACGCATGGAACTGGTACTATATTTGGTGTAGTTGGTGTGAAAGGGAGACCTCTTTCTGCTCCAACTGATAGCCAAGCTAATCAATAATAAATAAAATTTGAGGGGGATTTTACCTTTTGGTATTTCCCCCTTGAAAATAGAAATTTAAAAAGGAGTACATATGAAAATAAAAATGAAAGTAGATCATGTTGCAAAAGCTGACGATCTTGGTGGATCAACTATGGTTTATAAGAAAGATCAAGAATATACTTTTGATACAGAGTGGCAAATGAAATTAGGAACTAAATGGATTGATAGAGGAATTGCAGAAAAAGCAGTTTCTAAAACAGAAAAAAAGATAGTAGAACCTAAAGAAACAAAAGTTAAAAAAATTCTTAAAAAAGTAATGGGCAAGAAGAAATAGTAATTAGAGATTAAAATGTCAGGACTTAAAATTGATACAGCTTGGACTACATCAGCAGTTGCTACTTCTGAACAAAAGTCTTTTATGCGTGTTGATTTTAGCGATGATGATACATTAATTGCTGAACTAATCAAAGCTTCACAAAATGTAATAGAAACATATATCAATAGAGCTATTACAACTCAAACATTAAGTCTTTTTTTAGATAGACTACCTTTCTATAGCGATCTTAAATTACAAGAGGGAATATTTACAGCTCCTGATTTAGAGTACAATTCTAATTTTATTGTATTACCTAAACCACCAGTAGCTTCTGTTACGCATGTTAAATATTATGACAATGACAACAATGCTTCTACTTTTGCATCATCAAATTATTATGTAGATATTATAAGTGAACAAGCTAGAGTTGTTCTTAAAACTGGTTCTAGTTGGCCTACAGTATCAGAAACAAGAAATGCAAACGCATATGAAATAAAATATGTTGCTGGTTATGGTGGTGCAAGTGATGTCCCTGAACCAATAGTACAAGCAATTAAATTATTGACTACACATCTTTATGAAAACAGAGAAGCTGTTACAAGTTTATCTGTAAATGCAATACCTTACACAATAGGTGCCTTATTACAGCCATACAAAGTACAAAGATTAAACAGTATATTAGGAGGATAGCATGAGTGGTGTTTCGCCTGTAGGTAAATTAAGAAACAAAATTACTATCCAAAACAATGTATTGTCTGCAGACGCATATGGTGGATTTACTAGATCTAATACAACTTTTATTACAGCTTTTGCACAAATTAAACCAAAATCAGCAAAACAAGTATTTAATGAACAAAGTGGTGAGAAAATAAATAATCCACAAGATTTTGAATTTACAATTAGATATAGAGCAAACATATCAACAGCTATGAGAATATTATTTGGTTCAAGAACATTTGATATTAAAAGTATAGAGAATGACAATGAGTATGATAGATATATCAAATTAGTAGCAACAGAAAATGTAGGTAATTAATGAATATTAAGTTTCAATTTACAGGTGTAGAAAAAGCAGTAGAAGCTCTTGAAAAAGTAAAAGAAGATTTAGAAAATAATATGCAAGAAGTATTACTAGGTGGTGGACAATTAATTAGAGGTGAAGCTATAAGAAGTATTCAACAAGGTGCTAAATCAGGAAAAACTTATAAAAAATATAACCCAACAAGAACACATAAAGCATCAGCACCTGGAGAAGCACCAGCAAGTGATACAGGTTTTCTAGTAAGCAATATAAGAGTTAAAGACCAAAAAGATTTTGTAGAGGTTAGAAGCGAAGCATCATACAGTAAATTTTTAGAATATGGAACAAGTAAAATGTTAGCAAGACCATTTATGTTTCCAGCTTCAGAAAAAAGCAAACCTAAAATAGCAGAAATATTATTTCAAAAAATTAAACAAAGTTTAGATAAGTTTGGTAAATAATGAGTGATCACAGTTTAGAACTACAGAAATCAATTTTTAATGCTTTAGATGGTGATTCTACTCTACAGAATTTAGTTACAGATGTGTATGATTTCGTTCCTGAAAATACAGCTTTTCCCTATGTAAAGGTAGGGGAGGAAACATCTTTGGATAATGGCACAAAAACATTGCAAGGTAATGAACATACTCTTGTCATTCATACTTTTTCAAGGTATAGAGGAAGTAAGGAAGTTAAAGAAATTATGAGCAGAATTTATGCTTTGTTACATGAGAGTAGTTTAAGTGTTACAGGAGCAAGTCTTGTTAATTTAAGATTTGAATTTTCTGATGTAATTAAAGAAAATGATGGTTTTACATCGCATGGTTTACAGCGATTTAGAGCTATAGTTTATGATAATTAAAATAAAATAAATAAGGAGAAAATAAAATGGCAGTACAAAAAGGAAGTAGCTTTTTATTAAAAGACAACAGCACAGGAACTCCAGCAACTATAGGTGGACTAAGAAGTACATCTATGAGTATCAATGGAGAAATGGTTGATGTTACAACTAAAGATTCAAACGCATTCGTTACAAGTGGAAATGATAAAGCAAGAGATTTATTACAAGGTGGTGGAATTAGAAGTATGTCAATATCAGCAAGTGGAGTATTCACAGATTCATCAACAGAAAACATTTTAAGAGGTTTTGCGTTTGATGGAGCAATACAAAATTATGATTTAGTTTTTGGTGATGGTTCTAAAATAGCTGGTGCTTTTTTAATAACAAGTTACGAAAGAGCTGGTGAGTATAATGGTGAAGAAACATATTCTGTAACATTAGAATCACACAATACAATAACTTACACAGATGCGTAATTATGGTTGAATGGACAAATGGTTGGAAAGTGATAAACTTTGAATTAAATGGCGATCAACATCATGGATTTATAAAAGTAACTAAATTAAAATATATAGTTATTGAATGTAATAAAGATGTTGATTGTCGTCCATTAGATAAAATAACTCTTAATGGAAATGATAATCTTATAGTGCAAAAATTAGTTACTTTTGAAAGTAGAGCAGAAATTCATTGTATAGAAGATAGCAATGGAGAGTTGAAAAAATCAATAACAACAAAGAAAAAACTAAAAAAAGCACTAGGAGATGATGATGAACAAATACAAGGGTGAAATCAGTCGTAAGTTTGGTGATAAAGAAAGAACATTTAGACTTACTTTTGACAATATAGTTAATATAGAACACAGAACAGGGAAGTCTGTAATGGATGTAGCTAGATCAATTGCAGAACAAAAATTCTCTTTAAGCGATATATCGGTTATTTTGCATGAGGGTCTATTAGGAGCAAAAGGTAAGTATACACATGTTGCAGTTGGTGATATGATAATACAAACTGGTTTAACAACTTCTGCAGTAACAGCAGGAGAAGTTTTAGGTACAATCTTTGCTGGGGAAGACGAAGACTCCCCAAAAGCAGAGGTGGAGAATCAAGAAGCTATTACCCCATCCAAGACTATCTAGAGATTGGATTAGGATTTCTCCATATGACACCTGAAACCTTTTGGGGTTGTAGTGTTAAAGAATTTATGTCTGCTATGGAGGGCTACAGTATGAAAGTAAATAAAGGAAAAAAAGCTCAACCAGTATTAAGGGATGAGTTAAATGATTTAATGAGGAGATT